GATGGGGAGTAAATGACTCTTCTAAAGCGGCTTTAGCATTTGCTATGGCTGTTTCTTTTACAGCTTTAGCGTCAGCAATTGCTTCTTTAAGCAAATCTCTGTTGTTAGACATATCGCAAAATTTTTAATTTGTGAAATACGGTTATTAGGAACCGTAATAGGTAAGTTAATATCGTTTAGTGTTATATAAGAGATAACACATTACGATGATACGTATATGTAGATTTATGGAGGATTAAAAGAGAGTACAAGAACCCTTAGAACATAGTATTTCCCTAACTATATTATTTACTTTACTGTAATCTTTTAAATCGTGTTGTTTTCCTTCTTGTAAAACACCCATATAAGAACCTGGGTTAGAAGGTGTTGATACAAAATCCCAACATAATAATTCGAAGTCATCTTGTACTTCCATTACATTACCATTTTGTTCTAGCGATCCCATACCACGTGAAGAAACACCTACAGTTACACCTGCTTTAATTAGCGCTTCTAATATTTGACCTGAGGGTGTAGGTAATATTTCTAGTTTACCCATTACTTTATCTCCATCCCACCAAAATTCTCTAACTAAATGTGATACATTTTTTAGGTTGATCACTTGGGATTCTGGATGGTCTAGCTCTCCAGTAGCTGTTCTTTGATTAATAGATTCTTGGTATTTATCTAATTCACGTTCCCATAATTCTCTGGGGTAGTATCTACCATTTCCGTTTTTTACTTCAGCAGTAGCTAAAATACCTTCAACCATGACATTACCATTTTCCTTACCAACATTTTCAGTTAATAAGGAAGGGGTATTCCATAGATTAGTTTCTATTAATAATTGTGACATTCTTATTCTTGTGTAGTTGTTTGACCTACTTTTTGTGGTGCTGGGTCTAATGATGCCCCACTTTGAACATCAAATGTATGAGCATCTGATTCACCTACTACAGGAGCAGTATAAGCAGAGCCATTTAGTTTTTCATACATTTTTTTCATTTTACCACATCTTTTTTCTAGTATTTTAATTTCTTTACGCATAGCATTTACTTTACCTTTATCAAGTAATTCTGCCATATCTGCATCTTCATTTACTAGTGATAATCTTGATTCTTTAGTAGCAATTACTTCGTCAATAGCAGCAATTTGTGCTTCTAAAGTAGTAATTTTACCAGCAGCTTCAATTTCCGCTAATTTAGAGTCAATAGTTTCTTTTTTCATTTTTTTCTTCTCTATTTTTTCTCCTTTTTTAACTCCGGCTCCAAATGCATCTTGTTCGCCTTTATCTTTTTTATCTACGTCTTTAGCACCTTTATCATCACGTTGGAATTCATCATATGATTCTTCTAATTCAGAATTTCCTTCTAATACATCCATTACTACTGCGTTTTGAATAGCAGACATAGAATGTGGATGACCAGTAGTAACAACACCACCAAGTGATTCTTTAACTAGGGTTTTTAATTTATCAGAATACCCACTTTCTTTATGTTTACCAGATACCTCTTCGCTTTTCATTTCTTCGAGTCCAAGACCTTCAACTCCGAATGCAGCGTTTTTCTTATAATGCAATTGATCCTTAGCTAAATTTTTAGCTACGATTTCTTTAATCTCTTCAATTGTTTTATCTGGGTTTTGTTTAGCTTCAAAATAAATACCACCTTGAACTTCTGATCCAATTTGGTTATCAAGTGATTTTACATCGGTATAATCGTAGGCAGCAGTTTCTGCTTCTTCTACCTCTTTAGTAGCTTTTTTCTCTACAGCTTTAGCTTCTTCAGCTAAGAAAGTAGCAAATTTATCTTCCCAATTTTCAGTAGGACGAGCTTCAATAGTATTAATTGCTTGAAGTTCAACTACACCACCTAAAGACTCAGCAATTACGCTTCTGTTTTTTAGAATTTTAGTAGTTTCTTCAAACGTAGCTGCGTTTGTGATCATGTTTGGAAATTTGGCTTTAGCCTCTTTAAGGAAAATATTTTTACTTCCTTTTCCTTCTTGGATTAAGTTGTACTGTTCTTGGAGAGTTTTCATGTTATTGGTCTTGTGTGAGTAATTCTTCTATATCGTTAAAATAATCATTTATCATATCTGTTCCATAAACTACAGAATAACTTTTTGGGTTTTCTCTATAGTATTTTTGGGTAGATAATTTACCTTGTCGTAGTTTTTTACGCAAAGTATCTAATCTTTTTTCTAATTCATCAAAATCCTGAATGCGTTGTTGTTGAAACATTTCAACATTGTTTTCAGCTTCAGTTAATTTATACTTATACATATTATCCTTTTCCATAACTTGCTTATAAGTTATAGCTTTTGATGGTCTGTTAGGTACAGATGGTGCTAATTTATATCCAAATTTCTTTAAAATATATTTAGTTGCACCATTTTGTTTTTTTCCTTTTTTACTAAATGCTTTTGGTGTTGCATATTGAGCACCAGTTCCAGGAGTAAATGTAGCACCACCTGAATTAGTCATTGATGCTTCATTAGCAACTTTTTTATAAGAATCAGGATAATTTTTTCTAATATGAGTACGATAACGATTAAATTCTGCTTTTATTTTAGCAGCTATATCGTCTACTACTTTATCATCAGTTTTTTGATCTAATTGTGCAATAGCCTGCCTTAATTCATCAAATTCTTTAAATACAGAATCAAATGCTGGGACGTAATTAACATCCCAACTAATAGCGCCAGTTGTAGGATCAATACCTTTAACAGTGGTTTTTATACCTTTATCTGTTTTAGTATCCCCTACCTTAAACGGTTCTTCTTTTAATTTGTATTTATAGTTTGTCATTTGCTACCTTAATCTCTTTAATTAGTTCATAATATTGTAACAAATCAACTAAATTGTCATTTGAAACTTTATCATTTTTATCTAATTCAGTAAGAAGTTTTGAGATTTCTTGTACTTTTACTTGGGTAGCTTTATCTTTAATACTTTTTGATTCTTCGTTTAAAGAAGATTTTAATTCTCCAATTTTAGTATTATAAAATTCTCTTAAACTAGGAGTTGAATCTACGGCATTAATAAATTCTTTAAGAACTTTCTTTTGTTCATTAGATAAATCTTGATACTTATTATTAAATTTTTCAAGAAGTACCTGATATGTTAATATTCTTAAATCTTTATCATATGTTTGAAATTCTTTAAGTACATCTTCTTTTACTTCTTTGGTTTCAATACTTTGTTTAGTTAAATATTCTAAAAGATTCACTTTATTATTTACTAATTGGTCAGTATCAGTAACTTCACTAGCATTATACCCTTCGATTAAAGTATATAAAGAAGCTAATTCTTTATAATTTTTGATTTTAGTTCCAAAAAATTCATCTAAATTATATTTAGTTTTTATTTCAGAAATAAGATTATATTTTTGTTTTCTTAATGAGGTACGATTTAATTTTTGAGAAGATTCTAAAATAGTGCTAATAACAACATTAGCTCTACCTTCATTTAATACTTTAGATTTAATAACCGATTCATATAACTTATACTCACGACCTAATTCGCTTTTAACGAAATACTTTTTAATTAAATCAATGGCCGGGGAATCAGTACCTTTTAAGGTGTCTGCTGTAGCTTGTCTAACTAACAACTCAAACAGGATACCTGTATTTTTGTACTTTGAGTGTTTAATTTTCATCAAAAAATATATTTATTTATAAATATGTGGAGGATACTACTCCTTTAATTGTTTTTCATCCAATAAAGCTTCGCCTTTTTGGTCTTCTTCGAATACCAAACGCTTTTTTGGTATTTTCTTAAACATATCTTTATTTTGCAAATAAACACTTTGAGCTGATTCTAATGTAATAGCATTACGATTTGTATCTGTTTTACTATTATTAGCATCATTTTTATCAGTGTCTTTCATACGTTTAACACCTAATCTATCTTTACCAAAATTACTACCTTGTGTTCCAGTTTTAGTAATTGAATCCTTAGGTCTGCCTACAGGATCAGTTTCATCATAACCCGCAGGTACATTACTTGGGTCCGTATACATTCTCCCTTTACCATATAAAGAAGCTAAATCATGCGGTGTACCATATGATTTACCTGTTTCAATTGGGTCATTACCTTCTTCTTGAATTTGGTTTAATCTAAATGAACGTTTAGCATCCTGCCTAATTAAATCCCTATATTCATCATATTGGTCCTCACTTAAATTGTAAATATTATCATATATCCAATCAGTAGGAATAATTTTTTGTTCTAATAAAGTACTAGATAATTCCGCTTTTGATTTAAGTAATTCTACTTTTTCTTGTTCAAATATAATAGATGGAGTAGTTAATGTAATTTCAAAATTAGTTAAGCTTTCATCTGTATACCCTTGGGTATATAAATGTACTAAAGCAATTTTATTTAATTCCGATAACATAATACGTTGAATACGTTCAACTGTACGAGCGAATCTAATATCTTCAGCAGCAAGTGTAGCTTTACCTTCAATATCTTCTTCATATCCCATAAATGCTTTTGGTACTTTAAGAGCAGCAAATAATTTTTCTCTTAAATATTCTACATCTCTAATACCATCATAATCTAATCCTTTAGTAGTATCAATACGAGTTGATGTATCATTACCACGTACTGGAATATAGAAATCTTCCATCATGTTTTGCATGTTATACTTTAGATTATATTCACCTGTTTTTTGGTCAATATAAGGAGTACGTTTCATGTTTGTGATGGTTTTCTGCATAAATGCATCTACCTCGTTTGGTGGAATAGATCCAACATTAATATAATGTATACGTTTTTCAGGTGCGCGAGCAATTCTATGAATTAACATCGCATCTTCCATTAATGTATATTGTTTAAATAATTTACGAGCAGGCTCTAAATATGCTCTACCATAAGGTAAATAATTAGTATCAGCTAATAATCTAAAGTGAGCCATTTCATAGTTATCAAAATGTATACCACCATTTTGTTTTTGTTGGTTTGGCATAGTATACATTCCTGAACTTGGGTTAGCTAAACCATCAGGTGAATATAAAAATCTTACATCAGCTGGATTTTCAGGATTATATCCTTCTTCTCTTGATATATGATATGCTGTATAAGGTATAACATTATAAACTCCAAATTTTTCTGCAATCTCTAATTTTAGGAAGAAATCACCATACTTACACATTTGTCTAGTCCATGACCATAAATTAAATTCTATATTTAATATGTCATAAAATAAATTATATAATATTTTTTGTATGTCTTCATTTGCACTTCTAATTTGAAGTACTTCACCCATGTCATTTTTTAAAGTAGATTCATCCGCTATAATATCTAAGGCCGAAGCGATAATAGCATCTTGATCCATTGTATCATATTCTGAATATAATTGGGGTCTAAGATATTGGAAGTTCATATTGAACTGTTGACCGTATAATGAAGTTGGATTAGTAGAATATATTCTATTGTATCTATCTACTAATGAATTAGTTTCTAATTCGCCTGTAGCTTGAATTTTGCTACTATCTGTTACTTTTAATTGATCACCTCCTACATTTCGTACTATTACGTCAGTAGAAAATAATCTTTGCAGTCTTGAAAATATGCCTTTATCAGCCATTGTATATAATTATTATTATAAATATTACTTTATTAACCAGCTAATATCTTCTTTACCGTGAGTTGTGTCTACATGGTAAGGATTATCAGCTCCTCGGGAAAAATACGCTCCTGAATATGCTGTTCTATTAACTGTCATATTACTTAATGTTTGTTTCGTTAAATCTATACCCCTTTGTCTGTATTTCAAAGCTGTATCTCGAATATACATGGCTATCCCAAAAGACATTACCAAGTCATCGTTATATC